CCTGACTTTTGACTAAAATACTTGACTTTGGCACTTTCAATATGTTATAATTATAGTATATACTTTAATCATACCTTTCTATCTATATAAAAAACCTCCATATAACATAACATAATATTATTAGGAGTATTCTTATGCATATAATATTAAATACAATTCTTTATATTAATAATAAAATAAATAATAAATTATGTTATATATATAATAATATATATTCTTTTAATTTTATTGATTTAATATTATATATTATATTGATCGTATTTATATTCTATCCAGTATTATATTTACTTACTGGTATTCTTACATTAATCAAGTTTATTTATTGGTAAAATAAAAAATGATTGGAGTTGGTTTTGTATAGATATATTTTTGATATCCCTTACGCTACTACTAAAAAATTTGAATCAAATATTTTATTTGATAAAATAAAAAAAGAGTTTACCACACAAAAATTATTCAATGAATTGATCAAGGTAATTAAATCTGGCCCTATAGTTAATATCACAAAATGTGGGGGGGTTCTTGGTAGGAATAATGAAGGACATAGAAAACCTGATGAGATTTTGATTGATCCAAGAATTAGATTGGCAGAATTACCAGGAGTTTTAATCCATGAATTACTTCATAGCTTGTTCCCACAACTGGATGAAAGAGAAATACTTGGGTTAGAATTTTTTTTCACAAAGAAAGCTAAGAAATGGCAAATAACCAAGATTGTAAACCTAACAGCAGAATATTGTAAACTTGATTTTAAATTTTATATTAAAAGAGTTCATGTAAAAAATATTTTGAAGAGGAAATAATGGGCGGGTTTAATAATCCAGAGACAAGAAAAAAAGCTATGGAAGCGAGTCTTAACACTCGTAATAGAAATAGAGAAACAAAGTTTGGAAACATCTTGAAAGACAATCCTGATAATCTTCCTGTTCTTGTTAGTGAAAAAGATGTTGAAAGTTTAAAAGATATTCATCCTGGTTTTATACCTTCTGTATCACAATTACAAATCTTGGCCATAGCACTCAGCCTAGATCATGGTGATTCTATCAGGGAATGGTTCAGGGCTGCTGGACTGAATAGAAATAGTTGGTATTATTGGCTCAGTAATCCTGGGTTTGTAGTATGGTGGAATAAGGCTTTTCTTAGAGGGATAGAGCAGTACCGGAGCGAATGGATATCAATAGGGCTTAAACGGATGAATAGTAATGATCCTGATAGATTTAATTATTGGAAAAATGTAGGAGAAAAGATTTTTGGATTTATAGCTGAATTGAAAGTTAAAACTGATAAAAGTCCAGAAGAAGAAGAATTGACTAAAGAATTACTTGAATTAGTCAGTGGAATAAATCAAGATAAAAATATGAAACAGATTGATGGACAGGTTATTGATGTTGAACAATTGAGTAAAGATGTTGAAGGAGTTGAAGAAATAAATGAGACGAAAAAGTAATCCAGAAGCAGCCGATAGTGGCGAGATAGTTAGAAATATTCCTTCTGGCACACAAGATGTAAATATTGTTGGTGGAATAGCAACATTATCTGTAGATTTAGATAATGCTGATGATGATGTTTTAGTTTATGGTTTTGATGGAACAATTAATAGAAAAATTAAAACAGATACAAATGGCAATTTGATAGTTGATACAGAACTTCCTGTTGCTGTTGCATTAGCTGATGGTACAGCCAATCCTACTATACCAAGTGTAGGTAGTTTTTTACTGGGATGGAATGGCGCAACATGGGATAGAGTTAGTGTTGCTAATGCTGGTAGACTTCAAGTAGATGTTATTACTGGTGGCGGGGGTGGTGGAGGAACAGAATTTGACGATGGGGATGTGATAGATACAACTAGTCAGGGGACACTTCTGATGGTTACTGATACTATCCCAGGTACAGCATTCGCAATGAGAGGAAATGCAAGCGGTATTTTTATACAAGATGGTGGGAATAGTATCACAATTGATGCTGCAAGTTTACCGCTCCCAACAGGTGCTTCTACAGAAACAACATTAGCTCTTATTAAAACTAATACAGATAATCTTAATGTAGCACTATCTACGATATCAACAGAAGCGACACTTGCTTTGATAAAAGCTAAAACAGACAATATTGATGTAGCTTTATCTACAAGAACTAAACCCGCAGATACTCAAATCGTAGGAGATGGCGGAGGCAGTCTTACAGTAGACAACTCTACTCTTTCAGTAGTCGGGGGAGGGGTGGAAGCTACTGCTCTACGAGTTACTATAGCCAATGATAGCACAGGGGTTTTATCAGTTGATGATAATGGGGGAAGTCTTACAATTGATGGGACTGTTACCGCAACAGGAGCAAATACTCCCTCAGACAATTTTGCTAATCCTGTGAATGCAGTTCCTTCACAATCATTCTTGATGGGATGGGATGGAGCTACTTGGGACAGATTAAAGACAACTGATGTAGGGGCTACTGCTACTAACGGAATTTTAGCAGAAGGTCTTTACGCATGGGCAGGCGGGCCAGAATCAGTAGGATCAACATGGGTTAGATTACACGCAGGCAATTTTGGAGCAGATGGTAATAGCAACAATTTTGTTCAATTATCTACAGCCGATTTTCTTTTAGTATTCAATGGAACTACGTGGGATAGAATCAGATCAGGGGCTTTTGGTGATGATATTTCTACTGCCACTTTTGCTCTTGGATCAACAAAAACCCAAACAGCTATGTATGCTTATGACCAGGTAGCGGGTAATTATAATAACGTAAGATTTGCTAGAACAGATGGGGCAGCGTTAGGTGTAGGCACTGGCAATGATGGAGTATTAGCTGATGGCGTTCATTATAGTGATGGCGCAGGGTCTTGGAGACCTGCAAGACTTGCTTCAGGCGATGGTTTTGTAGGTTCTACTGATATTCCTGCTACTGCAATGTATGGATTTGATGGCACAAATTTCGATAGATTAAGAACGGTGGAAGTAGGGGATAACGCTTTAGTAGGATTATTAGGGACTGGAGTTTATGGTTATGACGGGGCTACATGGGATAGAGTAAGAATAAGTTCAAATGGAAGTTTAAGAGTAACAGGTGCAGATGATACCCCAAGTGATACCTTTGCGAATACTAATTTTGCAATAAGTATTAATACCATATCAGCACTTATGCTTTTTGATAGTTCTGGATCACAATGGCAAAGACTTCAAGGATTTAGTTCTGATAATCCAAACGGAAATAGAGTAATAGGTTCTTATGAAATAGATAATACTGATGGATCAACTACAATAAATAGAGTAAGAATGTCATTCAGTCAGTCTACTACTGGTATCACAACTAATGCTGCTGGAACAGCAGTTAATATGACTACAACTCCAATGAGTAAACTTGCGATGATTGTAGATAGAACAGCAGGAGCAACTAACACAGTGGATGTTCGGGTTGAAGCATCATTCGATGGAACAATCTTTGTTCAGGTTGCACAGATAACCGATCTTACAACTGAACCAGTATATATTAGCACAAGCGATGTTCCTTCAAAGTATATGCGATATAATGTAGTAACTGTTGGGGCAGGAAATACTCTTACTATTCAACTATTAGCGGTGAGATAATTATGGCAGGGATTTTGTCAAAATCAGGGAGTACCATAAGACACCCGCAGGATTTAAGTCAGATCGGGTGCAGAGTTAGAGATACTGCCGACCAAAGTGTTGCTAATAATACAAACACAGTTATAACTTTTAATACTGAACGGTATGATACTGATGGAATACATAGTACATCTGTTAATACTTCAAGATTAACTGCACAAAGAGCAGGGAAATATCTTATTTTTAGTAATTTACGGTATGCTTCAAATGCAACTGGTCTGCGAGACAATTTTATTCAGCTTAATGGATCGACTATTATAGGTTATAATCGAGACCAAGCTGTTACGAGTAATGTTACGATTCTTACTACAACTATAATTTATCAATTAGATGTGGGAGATTATGTTGAGTGTATTGCTAGACAGTCAAGTGGTGGAGCTTTGAATGTAGAAACTATAGGAAATTATAGTCCTGAATTTGGAATGACTTTAATGCAAGAATAAGGAGAGGAAGATCAAATGGCCGGTATAAGATCATTTGCAGGGAGTACCATAAGACACCCGCAGGATTTAAGTCAGATTGGGGCCAGGGTTTTTAATTCAGCTAATGAATCTATCTCTAACGCAACTTTAACTGCCATAACTTTTGATTCTGAAAGATATGATACTGATAATATACACAGTACATCCTCAAACACGTCAAGATTAACTGCTAATCATGCTGGAAAATATATTATCTCTGGTGGTATGGCTTATGCCTCCAATTCTACAGGGCAAAGATTTATAGGTGTTAGGTTAAACGGAGCCACCTATATTGATGTACATGAAGTTTTGAATATAGGTGCTAATAATCATAGCGTAAGTATTTCAACAATTTATCACCTTGTTATCAATGATTATGTTGAATTAATAGCTTACCAAACTAGCGGTGGAGCATTAAATGTTCTAACTTCAGCTAATGATTCACCTGAATTTGAAATGACATTAATTCAGGAATAAAGGAGAGATTATGGCATATTCATTATATGAATATTCACAAGATAAAGCTACTGAAAAAGTGGTTTTACAAAAAAATAATGGTAAGTATGAATTACATTATTCTAAACCAGAAGGTAATTTTATCCAAACTATTGATGGAGAAGTGTTAACAAAAGTTTTGAATAACGAAATTCCAGATGGAAATATATTTGGTGATCCAGATGTACAACTAGTTTTTGATGAACTTAAAGCAGACATACTTGCTTTAGGATAATAGGAGATTAAAATGATAAAAGTTACAATAGAAGAATTAGTAACATTGATTGGTCGTCAACAAATAACTATTGAACAAATTACTGGTGAAAATATAAAATTACAAACACGATTGAGTGAAATGTTGGAAGGCAAAGTACCAAACAATTAAAATAAAGTAAGGGGAGATTAAATTGGCAAGTTATTTTAAAATATTTAAAACACTTAATGATAGAATATCAGGCAAAAAAGCAGATAAATATGAAGATGAAAATTCTCACCAAACAGTCGCAACCGATTTGGAAGTAAGTTCTGGTGTTGGTACTTCTACCAGTGGAGACACTTCTCATATTGGTGTAATTATGGGAAATCTTCTTGGTGATGTTTTAACCAAAACTCGTAATTATCTTTTTGGTGTTGCTGGTAAATTTTCTATAACTGGGAGTAAGTCTACCACATATCCTGCTGGTGGAGTTTTAGGAATTGTAGCAGATGGAGTAACAGATGTTGATGGGGCTGTAGTTGCTGTTCTCGATGGAGATAGTTCACAAACAATCGCCAATGCAGCATTTAAAGCAAAAGGATTAAATTCTACACCTGGGTCTGGATTTACTTACGGTGTTGATTTATTCGATGATGGGGGTTCAGAATATCCTGATTTACCTATACTTAACGCAGATGTTCGTTTAAGTAAAGAAGTATGTGTTTTCCAGGGTGCAGGTGTACCAACAGATGCAGTAACGGGTGCTGGATTTGCTGAAATTGGATCACTTTATTTGGATCGTACAAATGGCAATGCCTATCTTAATGCTAACACAAAAGCCTCACCAACTTGGAAACTTATTACTAGGGCTGCATAATAATTTTAGCTTATCTACCATGTGTAGAAAAAGTAACGATAATGTTCAACAACAATATCAGTTCACGGAAGATGAACAATGGAAATTACTGAACAAAGAATAAAAGAATTGTCAGCCGAATCTAAGATTGGAACATTACGACAGATATACGCACAAGACTTTAGATTGTTCAGAAAGAATTTAGTTTATACTCTTGATGAACACGATACAACAGGGAATGCTATTAAGAAATTTCCAGCATGGCCCTACTTGGATGAATTAGATGATGCCCTTCTTTCTCATCATTGGGTGTTTATTCTAAAGTCAAGACAGATGATGGCCACATGGGAACTAGTATCGTACCTTCTTTGGACTATATTATTTCATAAAGGAAAGAAGGTAGCATTCCAAAGTAAAAAAGGTGATGATGCTGATGCTCTTGTACAACGGGCGAAGGTAATATATGATCACCTCCCAAAATGGAAACCATTGGCAGAATTTAGTTATTCCAGAATTAAAGTGCCTGAAATGTACTCTGACGGATATGGCATTCCACAAGGGCCAGATCAGATTAGATCGTATACGTTTTCAGTAATATTTTCTGATGAATTTGGGTATCAAGAACAGTTACAAGATACATTTGGTGCTTCTAAACCTTCCGTCGATGGTGGTGGACAATTTGTTGCTGTAACAACATGGCCAAAAGGTAGAGCCAACTTTAGGAAACACTGGTTACATAATCCTGTATTTCAAGAGCCAAAAGGGAAATTGATTAAAATTCATTACAGCAAACGACCTGATAAAAACGAGATTTGGAAGGCAGAAGCTAGGAAGGGATATACTGAAGAAGCCTGGAATCGTGAACAAGAAATGATTGAATTAGAAGCGGGAAAGAGAAGGATATTTGAGCCTTTTAGTGAACTCCGCCACGTTAATCCTGGGTTGATGTATCAAAAAGAAAAACCTGTATTACGCTCCTGGGATTTTGGGTTTCATCGTCCAGCGTGTTCTTGGAATCAGATAGACGATCAAGATAGATGGAATGATCTTTATGAAGTATTAGGAAATGATGAAATTTTAGAGAATTTTGCGCCCAGAATTATTGCAGAAAGCAATATAAGATATCCTAATGCTACCTTTATAGACTATTGTGATTATGCTGGAGAACAGAAATCAGATAAAAATAAGAAAACTTCTGTACAAATTTTACTAGATTTTATTAAACAATATCCTATTAGTCGTCCTAATTTTAATATTGAAGATGGGCATGAAATGATTAGGAAGAAAATGGTAATGTGGATTGGTGATAGACCAGCATATCAGATTCACCCATCTTGTGTGAATAGTATTGATGGGTTTTTATCAGGATATGTTTATGGCAGAGATGGAGTAACTCCTGTAGGCGATTTGAAAGACGAAGATGATAAAGAAAATAATGAAAAAGATTATTACAAACATCTTCAAGATTGTCGAAGATATAAATTTCAGAATATTTATACGAATAAGGGAGATAGAATGAATACCGGTACAAAACTTAATGCCAGACAACCCAATTCTTATAATTCAGTAAATATAAGAATGAATGCAAGGAAGGGAATGTAATGCCAGCAGAATATGAAGCAGAAGAATCTAGCCAAGAATTTATGATTGATAATAAAAATTATGCTGCTGATGCAGATAAGGCTGCTGATGCGCTAGACTTTCTTAAAAAAGTATTCTCCGAATTAGAGATGTATAGATCATCTTTAAATTCTAAATATTTGGAATATTATAATATATATCGCACAGTACATGATATTAGATTTTATAATGGTGAAGCACAAGTTTATATTCCTGTCCTAAGAAAAGCAGCCGAACAATTTGTTTCCAGAGTTAAAAGAGCATTATTCCCTACTGATGATGTGTTCGATGTTGAACCTTTAGATCAAGATACGGATGATGAATCCGATGTAATTTATGATTACATGAAGTGGCAAATAGAAAAGAGAGTTAAACTAAAGCAAAAAATTGATAGATTTTTAAGACAACTTGCTATGTTTGGGTGGGCGGTAGTCGAGTGCGGATGGGAAGAAGATATTAAAAAGATTGTAGGATTGAGAAAAAAGAGAGTGCCAGCAAAAGAAAAAAGAGTTGATCCCATAACTGGAAATGAATATTATGAAGAAACTGGTGAAATAGATATTGTTATTGAGGAAGCTGTAAAGGAAATTGTAAAGAAACGCAATCCGACATTTGATGTACAGGATAATTTTGCCACATATTTGTGGCCCCATACAGCTAATGATATGGATGAAGTTCATGGTGTCATTACATTAAGTAAACAAACTAAAAATTGGTTATTATCTCAAAAGAAAAAAGGTGTTTATGTTAATATAGAATCTTCAGAAATGTCATCGGGGGATTTAGATGACCAGTGGAATTGGTCAATGGAGGCAAGATTAGCCACTGACGGTTTGACCAACGCAAATGAATTAGATAAAACTTTTCCTAGAGTAACTCTTGTCAAATATCATGGTCTTTATAATTGGGGAACAGAAGAAGAACCAGATGAACATGAAACAGTAATCACTACTATTAGTAGCAGAATTTGTATCGAATTAAGAAAATGCCAATATTTTGATAATGAAAAACCATATGTTCTTGGGCGTATTAATGAATTGATGAATGAGATTTATTCATCTGGTCTTTACGAACCATTAGCCAAATTACAATATTATTTGAATGATACAGCAAATCAGACATTTGATAGCAATTATTATTCTCTTAACCCTATTGTTAAGTATGATCCAGGTCGTGTGGTAAATATAGCTTCTATTGCTTTTGCTCCTGGTGCTATGTGGGCATTGGCCGACCCTTCTGCTGCTGATATTATCAGACCCCCAGAGGTAGCCAGTATCGGATTTAGTATCATGGCTCAAGTTAAAGCAATGATCGAAGAATATCCTGGTTTACAGAATATCCCAATGACAGGAAGAAAAGCTGCATTGCATATTCAAGCATTACAGCAAGAGTATTCCTTGCCTGTACAACAAGTTGTTGAGAATTTAGAAGATACCGTAATGTCCCCTTGGTTGAAAAAAGCATATTCCAGAATACAACAGTTTTTAAATAAAAAAGATGTTGTTCGAGTAACTGGTAGAAAGGGACTTAAATATTGGAGAACAATTGATCCTACAAATCTAGCAGGAGATTATAATTTTTATTGGAGAGGGGCCAATCAAACTACAAATATACATATTAAATCTCAACAGATAGCACAATTCTTAAATACAATGTCTCCGTGGGTACAATTGATGATGCAACAACAGAAATTGCCAAATATTGAATGGTTATTAAAAGAATATTGGTCAGATGGTCTTGCTATGGATGGTGAAGATAAACTATTCATCAGTATGCAGGATGAAAGAACATTGCCTCCTGATACAGAAAATATGATTATGGCATTAGGCAAACCGTTGCCAACTAGCAGGGGAGATAATCATGAGGAACACGTACAGATACACCAAGCACTATTAAAATCAGAAATGCCCGAAATTGTGGAAATAGCTCAAATGCACATGGAGAAACATCAAAAGGATTTTGAAGCTATGCAGAAATTGATGCAACAACAAGTCGCTGCTCCTGCACCAGAACAGACAGAGGGAGCAGGACAAGAAGTAGAAGGCGAAAGAATGATGGAAGGTAATCAAGAAGCAGGGAATTATAGGGGGTAGAGAATAATGCTACATGGAACACCAGAACACAAGAAAGAAATGAAAAAGAAAATGAAAAAAATGATGCCCAAGATGCTTGGTAAGGGTATGGCAAGGAAAGCAGGAGAAGCATTACTTAAACGTAAAAGTAGAATGGAACAATTAGAAGAAAACTTGGAAGGGAAGTCATTTTAATGGCTAAAAAGAATGGTAAGAAAAGGGGAGTTAAATTTCTCCAAAAAATTGGTTTTTTACCACGTCCAGCAACCGGCCCTGGTGGAAGCAAAGAATATATGGATAGGTATGAAGAAGAACAAAAAGTTACTGAGGAAGAAAGTAAAAAGAGAGAAAAACGATTAAGAGGGAAGAAATTTTAAGATGGGCAAAACGTGGAAAGATTCTGAATGTAAGAAACCGATATACACTTCTA